AATAGCTGGAGCCTGTGGCGTCTCAGGAACTGCTGGTACTAACGGAGCTTGCGGTATATCAGGAGTGGCAGGTGCTTGTGGAGTATCAGGGGTTTCAGGAATAACTGGAGCTTGTGGAGTCTCTGGTGTTGCGGGTGCTTGCGGAATCTCAGGAACAGCGGGTACAAACGGAGCTTGTGGAATCAGTGGAGTAGCGGGAGCTTGTGGAGTATCTGGAGTAGCAGGTGCGTGCGGAGTATCTGGAGTATCTGGTGTATCAGGTGTAAGTGGAACAACAGGTGCTTGTGGTGCTAAGGGCGTTACGGGTGCTTGTGGTGCTAGAGGTGTAACAGGAGCTTGTGGTGTTAGTGGCACTGCAGGAGCCTGTGGTGTGTCAGGAATTAGTGGTGTTTCTGGAGTATCGGGTGTTGCTGGAGCTTGCGGAATCAGTGGTATTTCAGGTGTAACAGGTGTCCCTGGAAGTGGAACAATAGTTGTCAATGAAGTGCCAGGAGGAACAATCAATTCTTCCAACACTGCCTTTACCTCAGCAGCCTCAATGATTACTGGTTCTCTAATTGTTTATCAAAATGGTGTTCGTATGAAGGGTAGTGGAGTAGACTTTACTCAAGGAGCTACTACCAACTTTACAATGGTTACTGCTCCTGTTACAGGAGATTTACTCTTAATTGATTATCAGACAGCAACAGGAACTTTCACAACTGGCTCTACTTCTTTTGTTTACAATGAAACACCAAGCGGGACTGTTAATGGAAGTAATGCAGCCTTTGTTGTTGCTAGTGCTTTTGTGTCAGGCTCTCTTGAAGTGTTTAGAGATGGTGTTGCTAAATATATAACTGCTGACTGGACTGTATCAGGCACGACAATTACTTTTGTAACTGCACCACTAACAGGTTCGGTTATTAGAGTTAATTACCAAAGTGCTGTAAGTACGGCTGGAAATGCAGATACATTAGATGGGCAACACGCTCCTACTGGAACGATTGTAGGTACAAGTGATACTCAGACTTTAACTAATAAGACTATTGCTGGTTCTACAAATACTGTCGAAAGCGAAAGCCTCAAGACAACAGTTGCATTTCTAGCTCGTATCGGTTCAGGAGATCAGACAATTTCAGATGCTGGATTTAATAAAATTGCTTGTGATACAGAAGAATTTGATGAGGGTGGAGATTTCGATAATGCTACAAATTATCGTTTTACTGCTCCAATAGCGGGTGTTTATCATTTTGACGCTGCAATTCATTTGGCTGCATTAGCTGATGGAGATCGTATTTTAATTTCTTTATATAAAAATGGAGCAGAATACAGAAGAGGAACAGATACAAAAATTGGAGGAGCAAGTGATGGCACTGCGATGATCTCTAGTTTAATTAAATTAGCCGCTAATGATTATGTCGAGGCATATATTTACTATGATGGTACAGGAACAAAAATAACTGTTGGACCATCTACTTTATATAACTGGTTTAGTGGGTATTTGGTAGGAAGAGGAACTTAATTATGGCAACACAAGTACAATTAAACCAACTAGACCAAACAGTCTACAATAACTCAATGAGCCGTCAAGCCCTCATTAATGGAAATTTTGATGTATGGCAGAGAGGGACGAGTTTGGCTGTTACTTCTGCAAATATTTTATTAGCAGATAGATATAAAACTCTTTATGGTGCAGATGGCTGGACAATGCCAACCATTACTCATTCACGACAACTTTTAACATCAGGTGATATCCCTGGATCATTCTATCATTACAGAATAGCAACTAATGGTGCTGGCAGTGGAACTATTGGGAACGCAACAGAACATGGTTTATATTATAGAGTTGAACATGGAACTAAGTTTTTATGTGGAGATGGAAAGAAACTAACTTTATCTGTATGGATGAGAGCTAGTTCTGCTAAAAAGGTTATTATAAACTTTAGTCAAAGATATGGATCTGGTGGTAGTCCAAGTACATCAGAAGCAATAAAGGGAGTTGTTACTACGCTATCAACATCTTGGACTAAATACACTTATACAATTACTACAAACACTTTAGCAGGTAAAACATTTGGTACTGCTGATGATGATTATTTCCAGATTAGATTTGATTATATTTGGAATACTACTAAGGGAGCAACTCTTACAGATGATTCGGTTAGTGATGAAACTTTTGGAGCTGCAAACAACATAGACATCGCTCAAGTCCAACTCTGTGCAGGTGATGTAGCTCTACCTTTTATGCCTAAGAGTTTTGAAGATGAACTGAGAGCTTGTCAAAGGTATTATGAAATTGGTTATATGCGTAATTATGGTTGGATTGGTGCTTCTGGATTTTTTACTATAAATTTTCTATACAAAGTAACCAAAAGAACAACTCCAACGGTTGTAATTAGTGGTGAATCATTATCTGGAATTACTTATAATTCAGAAGAAAGACTAACATCTAGTTATATAAGAATTTACTCTCCAAATGGAGGAACAGCTCAAAATGTCAATGGTAATTATAGTATTTCAATAGAAAGTGAACTCTAATATAAAAACAGGAGAAAAATATGGAAACGAAAATAAATCTCAATCAAGAAACAATCCTCGGTACAGACGGCTGGACTTCTGCGAATGAAACCTGGACTTATGCTTCTGCTTCTACTATTACAGTTCCAAGTGGTGCTGCCGCTAAATATAAAGTTGGAGATAAAGTTAAACTTACTCAAACTACTGTCAAATATTTTTATATTATTACTGTTGCTGATACTCTTTTAACTGTTACTGGCGGAAGTGATTACACAGTAGCTAATGCTGCCATAACTCTAAACTATTATTCTCATCAAGCTAATCCAATTGGGTTTCCTGCTTATTTTAGTATTACACCTACTTATACTGGATTTAGTGCTGCTCCAAATTTGGGAGTTAAATTAACCATAACTGGCAGATTGGTAACTTACACGCTTATAGTTTTAGCAAATGGAACTAGCAACGCAACTGGATTTACAATGACAACAGTTGGTGCTTCATTAACTTATGTTCAATCAATTTTTGCAGTTATAAATGCTGGAACAGATACAACTGGTTATTTTCAGATTGATCCAGACGCTACAACAATAACTTTTTATGCTTCTCTAGCTAAGGGAGGATTTACTGCTTCAGGAAATAAATCTGCTTCTGGAATGTTTAGTTATCACTTAAAATAATTTATGACCTGGATACAACAAGACACTAGCGAAACGGCGAATTTTCGTGTAAAGTGGATATTATGAAATTATCCTTCTCTGATAAGTTTGACTTTGTTAAAGAAGAATTTGAAAAATCTGGAGTTTGGGAAACAAAAACCACAGACTATCTAAAATCTCACATAAAAAAAGGACAGACGTTTGTTGATATTGGTGCCAATGTCGGGTATTTTTCTGTTCTTGCAGGAGAGTGTGGTGCTAAGGTGATAGCCTTTGAGCCATCTAAGAGCAATCGTGAGTTACTAGAGCAGAACGCAAAAGATAACAATTGTGATATTCAAATATTTAGCCAAGCCTTATCCAATACATTTGGAGACGCTATCCTTTATACCAACACAACTCCAGGGCAATACAGCTTAATAGGCAAAGGGAGTGGCGAAAAAGTTGAAGTCATAACCTATGACTCGCTTAATCTACCAATTGCAGATTTTTACAAGATTGATGTTGAGGGGAATGAGCGACAAGTCCTAGAAGGAATGAAGTCCGTTCTAACAACAGACAAGCCAATTACCTTAATTGTTGAGG